AGTAGTGTTCTCCCATAACTTACAATAGTCTTGAACTAATCTTAACTAATCTTATAAATTGGTCTAATGAAAACTGAACTTATTTTTACTCATTTTATGCACGGAATTAGGTCATGTTTTTTTTGGATTTTTTTGTTTTTTTGTTTTTTTTGTAGTTTTTTTAGACAAGTTTATGACTCAATACACATATCTTATAGATTAAACAGCATACATTGACATACCACACATCTTATAGGATAACATTATTATATAGTTCAAACCAGCTATATTTATATGACAAATTACTACATAACACTAATAGATAAGAAGACACAACTCATATTTAAGCTTACTAATTAGTGCACAACACTATTTGCAATCCTATCGGCTTCAAGTGCTGGCATGAATGATGATATAAGCTCTCTAAACTTAATGATAGCTTCATCATTCCTCTTAGTTTTGCTAGTGGTTCCGATATCTCTAGCAAGTTCAACATAGGCTTCAGAAACATTATCTGCACCTATAGTTCTTAGTGCCTCATCAAAACCTGTCACCTCAAGCTTATGGATTCTGTTCATTTTCATCACAAGAGAACTGACTATGTCAGAGTCAGTCATCTTATCTGGAATATTTAAATTTTTCCTGAATTGAAGCCTAATGAGAGTGTACGCTAGGACTTCAGCTGGATACAGCTCATAAAGAAACTCATACCCTGGAACAATCATCCAATAATAAGGGTTGTTTGGAGTCAATCCCATCTGTCCAGCAAGTCTATTGACTATTGCAGGATTTGGAGTAGTCTTGCCAGCATTTTCAGTTTTTACATATTTTCCAATCTTCCAGTCAAACTCTTCATCAAATGTGTGTTTCAATATTCCAGCTGCCATGATAGCACAGGACTTATTGAAAGAAACAACATTCTCAATGTTGCTGTCATTGAGATCTTTGACAACCACAAGTTGATCCTTTGTGGAAGTCTTGAGAACTAGGTTCATTTTTTGGAGTTTCTCTTTATTTTCTTTGGATTTTGAGAGGTGTGCAGCTACAGTATCGACATGACAGTAGTTTCTGTACCTGTGCAGTGTGAAGTTGCTGATACTTTGTGATGCTGAAGTAAAGGCAACTGGCTCGACTAGTTGAGCTTTAAGTTCAGATGACTCTGGATTATTGAGCTTGCCATTCACTACATTTGAAAGCTTCAAAGCTCTCAACTTTGAGCCAGAACCTAAAATGACAGTGTCATCTTTAAGTGCGACTTGTTCAGCCCTGCTTGAAGAAGTTGCTAAGTTATTGCTTTTTGGAGGCATCTTGTAAAACACTCAACAAAAAGTGACACAGAATATTATACCAAGTAGATTTCTTTATAAGCTTTTAATCAGTTGATTTATAGTTATGGGAGTTCACTACT